TGACGAGCCAGAGTGCCTAGTATATGACGATTAATGACAAACTTTTTATCATGGTTACTTGGAACTTGGTCTAATAAAATTCAAGCACAATCCAGTCCTTTACTCTACAAACAAGTTTTTGTTAGATGGGAGGATGATGGAGAGTATCTACATTCCGTGCACTGGGGTAGAAAAGATGAACGCAATCCATATTTAACAACTAATAAAAAACTAAAAGTACTATCCGATACTGAAGTTATACTTGAGCATTGGGGTGGTACTTATAGTGGGTTTACAAGGAACGAAAGTTGTGATATGATACTAAAGTTTGATGGATCCTCATGGATGGGCAAGTTTGATACCAGTATGGATAATATAACTGGTCACGCAGAACTCGCTGTTTTTGGTCATAAACTTTTTATGAGAGATAGGTTTATAGATTCCAAAGGCAAAATTATCTGGGGAGCAGATGAGATCTATAAGTTTAACAGAATAAATACATAAAACCCTATTAGAAAATGTTACAGCAAGAAGCTACCTCAATTGATGGAATTGTAAATGAACCTACGATTAACTTTGTAGGTAAAGATGGTTTTTGGTGGTGGGTAGGAGAAGTTGAAGATAATGAAGATCCTATGGAATTAGGTAGGGTTAAAGTGAGGTGTCTTGGATATTATACTAATATTCGTGGTGGTACTACCGCAGATTTAAAAACAGATCATTTACCTTGGGCAACGGTATTACAACATACATCTCAAGCAGGTAATGATGCTCAAGGTGAATCATCAGGACAATTGCAACCTGGAGCAATTGTTATGGGATTCTTTATGGATGGTGAGAATGCACAGATGCCTTTGGTTTTGGGTGTCATGCGTTTGAACAAATCTTCAGGTTCAAGAGAAAAGAAAGAATTTTCTTTTACTGGTGAAGCAATGAGTTCAACCAGTACAGGTACTATTAATCCAGCATCTAATAAACCAGGAGATCCCAATAGCATTTCTAGTGATAATATAAGAAGACCTGGAGTTGCAAATAATAGTGTTTCTACTGTTGCATCAGCAAAAACTACACAAATTGGTGGAAAGGGATCTCCTAGTAATATAGGTACAACACCTGGAGTTAACGGTAGTGGTGGTAATCCTACTAAACCTAGACAACCATCTAAACCTATTCCTGCTGGCCAAGGTGTTGGTGGTCCTTGGAAGAGTGTGGATTATCAATTATCATATCTTTTAGAAGATTTGGCAGATAAATCTGCATTATTGGTAAAGGATGAGAGTGGAGATTTCTTTAATGTAATTACTGGTAAAATTGTTACAGCAAAAGAACTTACAGCAGGTATTCAAAATTTCTTAGGTGCAGTATTTACTCAGGCAATAAGTGCTATGAGAGGAGCAGCATCTAATCTTGTTGAAGGATTGGACACTGACTCATTAAAAGAAAAGGCAAATGGTGTTCCTTATACTATAATTACTGAGGTTCAAGAAGCAGTTACAGAACTATTATCATCCTTGTGTATTGTTGATAATCAATTAACTCAGTTTATACAGGATCCTCTTGGTGCTGTTACAAGTCAATTGGATTCTTTTTTAAGTGGTGCTATTGATAAAGCAACTTTTGTGGCACAGGGAGTAGAGGATGTAATTGATAGAGTCTTCTGTAATGTTCAGGGTGTTTTGGATTCTCTTTTATCAATAATTGGAAGAGTGACCTCTGCTCTTGATGGTCTTGGGGATGCTAAAGAAGTCATGGATGCATGGCAATCTGGTGAGCAGATATTTTCTGATGCTACTGATCTATTTGGTCAAGAGAAAATGACACTATCTGGTTTGTTCTCTTTCTTTATGAATCTATTTGGTGGTGGTAATTGTGAGAGAAAACCTAAAGGTGGTGAAGATGATGCTGGTTGGTTCCCCTTACTTGGTGTAACACATTGTACTCCAGAAGAATTTGCAGATATTGATAAGTTTAGGGGTGATAGTAGAGGTAAGTGTGGTGATGGTCAAAGTGAAGGTAGTAAGAGTAGTGGAGGAGGTATCTATGATTCTATTTTTGAAGAGGCAGATCCATATTTAACTACTGCTAAAACTTGGGTAAATGGTGCTTATGAATTGTATATTGGTACTCCTGGTCGTCAATCTACTCAACAGAAGAGAGAGAACGGTACTACTTGGACATCTGTTAACATAAACAATACTCAACACCAAGAGTGGATGGCTAAGAGAAGTATTAAAGAGAATAATCCAGACTTAACTGAAGAAGAGATTGAGGCAAAGGCTAAAGATAGTGTTAAAAATGCTACTGGTAAGGATAGTGATATAGGTAATTTACAGGCAGATCATATTTCTTATGCTGGAACATTAACTCAAGAAGTTCATGGTGATGATTGTAAAGTTATTGATTTGGATTACTGTAGAACAGTACAGGGTGATGTTAGATTAAAATGTACTGGTGATATGCATCTTGAAGTGGGTGGTGCATTTCTTATGAACGCTCAAGGAGCACCTAAGCAAGTAGATAAGAAAGGTAATAAGAAGAGTGATGAAGTGCAAAAGCATACTATATCATTTGGTTCTGATGTTGACTGGGGTTTCCACGGTTCAAAATTGGAATGGAACGCAGCTGAAATAAAGTTAGCAGGTCAGAAGATTTCAATTACTGGTAAAGAATGGGATAATGCATGTAAAATACAAAAAAATTCTGCTGTGGAAATGGCATTAACTTCTGATAACTCTATCAATATGTTAACAACTCATTTATTCCAACAGATTAATGAACCTAAAAAGGATCCTTTACCAGAAAAATCTGGTATTACTAGAATCGTTAGAGGTTCTATTGAAACTACTATGTTGGACGGTGGATCTTCAAAAGATGAGATTCCGAGATATTCTATTGACAATAAGTATGGACCATGTACACTAGTATTTGGTGAGAAGGGAATGAATACCACTATTCAAGATGAAGGTGCTTATAAGTTAGATGTTGAAGGTGGTCCTATGTCTATGGAGTGTAAGAAAAATGCAACTATCTTTGCTGATAAGGATATGACTATAGAATGTACAGAGACTATGAAGTTAATTGCAAAAGAGATCCATTTGAATTAATCTATGCTATAATATTATTATGGATGAACTACGACAACGACAACTAATAGAACTCAAGGAAATTCTTGAGGATACTGTTCAGTATTTTTGTGATGAGAACATGGTCTCTGGTGAGACTGCATGGAATATGGTAGGTGCTTTATCCGATGCTAAACTAAACGTGGAATTTACTAATGACTGACATACAAGATGTAACAGAAGAAGAGGCGGTTAGTAACCTGCCTTTTCTTTTAAGTATGACACAGAGAAATAGAACTGTTTGGCGTATACGTAGAGAAGATGGTAGTTGCTGCTTACTATCTCCTGTAATACAGTCTGGTCCTCCTGTAGATCAAGAGGTTATTGATCAAGTCGAGGAATTTAAGAAAGAACTTCTTGACACTACTAACTAAATACCTTATACTGGTTGAGCAATAGGGCAGACTGATGCGACTCAAACGCCATGAAACTCCTAGAAAGCAGGGACGTAATATTAAGTCTCGTGCTGCGTCTGCTCGTTTGCGCCAACTTAAAAAAAGATCAAAACTATTAATAAAAAAACTTCGTAATGTATAAATTATTTCCAACCCTTGTGCATGATCTTGAAGTTGTAAATTTTCAAGAGAGGAAGAAAGAACTTCAGGATTATTGTTATAGTGAGATGAGTAATGATCCAGATGGAATGATATACAGAACTAATAGAGGTGGATGGCAATCTGAAGATAATAAACATTTAAGTGATAACCCAGTTAGAAGAGCAATTTTAGATACTTTGGGATATTATCTCAAAAACAATAAGGTTTTTAAAGATAATGTTAATCTATATTTGACAGCTTGTTGGATTAATATTAACGGCAAAGGACATTTTAATATTCAGCATGACCACCCATCATGTCATATGTCAGGAGCATTGTATATAAAAATACCACCTGTTCCAAAAAAATTTCTTGGTGGTGGTTCTAATAATGTATACGGTTATTCAACTACTAAAATTGAAGGTGAGGGTGTTATTGGTGGAGAGATATGTTTTTCTAATCAATTATCATTTAGTGCTTGGCAAGAATTGTATAATTATACTGATGAATTTAAAGAAAAGCATTTACAATTTGGGTCATATTATATGCCACCTCAAGAAGGTACAATGTTATTTTTCCCTGCACATCTTAGACATCATGTAGAACCAAATAAGAGTGATGAGGATAGAATTTCTTGTTCATTTAATTTGGATTTAGTTCAAGATCGTAATGATGGTGGGGAGACAGGTGGGTATAAATAACTAAAATATCTAGAATATAATGATATATGACTACGGATAGACAAGCGGCTAAAAAATTATTAAAGCTTGCCAAAGAACACCCAGACTGGTATACTAAGAAAGATGTGTTCTACGCAAAAGAGGTTAAGAAATTAACCAAAAAGAAAAAAACTAACTAATTAATTATTATGGCATTATCGGCACAAGTAGAAACTGCTTTAAATGAAGCACAAGATAAACTGAGAGAAGCACTAGCTTTTGCAGCAAGAAGTGAGAAACCTTATATTAGTAAGCATATTGCTGATATGATGATGAAAATAGATTGTTTAAATGAAGTTTCAACTTTACTTGATAGTGTTGAAGGTGTTATGGATTAATGGATTTTCATCAACCTGTTAAGCGACCTACACAAAATTCTGTATTGTATCATTTGTTTCCAACCCCAGTGTATGCTGCGATGATTGGTAACTTGGATGCAGTTCAAAATGAATTGGATGATGTCTGTGATAAATTAGAATTCTTATACAATCCTAATTTCGGACAGACACATAAATTATCTGCTCCTGATTTTAAAACAAATGTTATAGGAGAACATAAGTTAACTAATCTCTCTGATGAGATTCATAAGCATATTCATAATTATCTTAGTGCTATAGAGTTTGAACAGAGTGGTTATTATACACATGGAGAAGAAGTACGATATGATATTGTTAGTTCTTGGATAACTAAATTTGAGAAGAGAGATTATGCACATATCCATAATCATGGACATTGTGATATTTCTGGTGTTTATTATTATAAAGTAGGTAATAATAAAGATGAAACAGGAGATTTATTCTTTCAATCTCCTTGTCCATCAATGATTACATCATTTACTTTTAATCATTATGCTTATAAGCAATGTCAGATACCTCAAGAGGGTAAATTGTTATTGTTTCCATCATATTTGGATCATGGAGTAGCGACAAATGAGAGTGGATATGATAGAATGAGCGTGTCCTTTAATATTATATTTGAAAGCCGATGATAGATAACGAATCAGATTTGATAGCAGAGTTATTAACAATTACTGCTGAACTTAATGGTACAATGGATAGATCTACTACATATGCTAGTACTGGTAGATCATCTAAAAAAATTGTAATAGAGTACGACATTCAGGAGAAGAAAAAATGAAAATTACACTAGGACCAGCAGTCACTAAGATTAAGGACTGGGATAAGGCAATGGCAAAGAAAATTCAGGACAAGTTTAACTTGACTGATTATCAAATGCTATGTCTTGCTTTCGTTAAGGGTTTTGTTATTGGGGCTGTTCTTCTATGAAAGGAGAGTTATTATGTTTGATAAAGACATATTGCTATCGTAAAGGTGAGTATACTCTTTCTTCTGGTAAAAAAAGTGAGCATTATGTTAATTGCAAACCAGTTACTTTATCTGGAGTAGGACTTAATATAATCAGTCAGTTATTTACACAGGAATTATCTCCTTCTACATTAGCAGTAGGTGGTTTAACTCTTGGTGCTGATCCATTAGTGGCAGGTGTTGCTATGACTGCTGGTGTTGATGGTTTAATTGTTCGTAAAGAACCAAAAGGTCATGGTACTCAAGCATGGATTGAAGGACCAGCATTATCTTTAAATACAGAAGTAACCGTATTAGAGGATGTGATTACAACAGGGGGATCTGCTATTAAAGCAGTAGAAAAACTTCGTGATGCTGGATATAAAGTAAATGAGATTATTACTATTGTTGATAGGCAAGAAGATGGTGAAGCAGATATTAAAATGAAAGAAGCAAACATAACACTTAAGAGTCTATTCACTCTTGCTGAGGTTGCTAAATAGAACTGTAGCAAAACGTATGATTATTCGTGGCAACTAAGAAGATATCACAGTTAGAGACAATATCTGACTCCAATTTGTCGGGGGAAGCAATTCTTCCTGTTGTTGTTTCTGATCCTTTGATTCCTAATAGGAAAGCGAAGGTTAATCAGTTAATGAAAGGAGTCGGTCAAGGAACAAAAACTGAACCTGGTTTATGTTTTGACCTTGATAGAGACACTGGATTGTATCAAGATGCATACAATCAAATAGGTGTAGCGTTTGGTGATGGTGGATTATATGCCACTCGTCTTGATAATGGTAATGATAGTACTTCATTATATGTTACAGCAGTTGATGATGTAGCACAAAATACAGATATCGTTTTTGCCCCAAAAGGTACAGGTGCGGTTAAGGTAACAGGACAATTTCTAATTGAAGATTCCTCATTTGTTCTAGAGGATTCTCAGGGTCCAAAGGTTAGATTTGAAGTAGGTAATGTTGGTACTGGTACTAGTACCAGAATCATGACACTTCCTCAGATTAGTCAAGGTAATGGTACTACAATTGTAGGTGACAATACTACTCAAACGTTAACAAATAAAACTCTTCTTATTGATGAGAATAATTTTGTTATTGTTGATGGTTCTGAAGAAGCAATTTTTCAAATCAACTGGCCAACAACGTCAGGAACTAGGAGATCTTACTTCTTACCTGATGCAGGTGCAGTAACAACTTCTGGAGAACCTACTGCAACATCTTCTACCTTACTTGATACTAAAACAGAACAGACAACTTTAAATAAGACTTTCGTTACTCCTAAATTTGCTGCTAATGCAGATGATGGAACAAGTTGGGTTCAATGGAATACTTCAGCATTAAGTGCTAACAGAACTATTTCTTGCCCAGACCAAAGTTTAATTTTAGTTGGTACAGAATCAACTCAAACTCTTACTAACAAGACTGTTGGTGGTTTGATTGTATCTGATACAACAGATCCTACTAAGAGATTCTTATTTGATATATCAAATAGTAATTCTCTTACTATAGAGTCTGTTCAATTTCCACCTACATCAAACCTAAATAATGATGGTGATGTTAATACAATAGTAACAGAGTTAGCAGGACAGGATTTAAAGAATAAAACAATCTATAATCCAGTACTTGCTCAAACAGGATTACCTGGACAAGTGACTATTTCTGTAGATAATATTACTTCTACCAGAACTATTCGGTTCCCAGATGCAGATGCTACTCTACTATCTACCGAAAACGTGACTGTTGATGATGTTAACTTTGGTGCTGGTATTGGTGCGGCAAACTTAACTTCAAGAACAAGACTACAACAATTTTTCTACGCAGGATTCTAATTAATAGCTATGGCAGACCAAGGAATTTTAGCACAATCTAAACCAGGTGCAAATACAAATACTGTTTTATATTCAGCTCCAGTAGATAAATCTGCAAGTACAGTATTGACTGTAGCGAATGATGGAACTGGATCTGCTTATAAAGTGGGTATAAAGGATTATGATCAAAAATTAACTCTTGATGCATCAACGTATAGGTTGCATAAGGGTGATTTGATCACAGGATATAAGGTAACAGTGGATAATGCTATGTCATCCACTACTGGTCTTACTGGTGGTAGTTTGATTACAAGTGATGATTCTGAAAAGACTATGTACTTTGAATCATTTGCTGTTCCTGATTTAACAACATGGTATGTAAAGACTGCATCAATAAGGCAAATAACTTTAGAATCTGTAACAGGTACTTATACTGTAGGTTCAACTCTTTCTACAGGAACTTCACCTAATGATACAACAGCAGTAATTTTTGGTGTTGTTGGAACTATTCTTTATATTGGACCATCAACTATTAATGGAACTGGTGCAGAATTTGCTGATGGTAATTCTGTAAGTTCTGGTGCTGCTTCTGGTACTATTTCAAGTGGAGGTATCGGTGCTGCAGGTAATGATTTTATAATTTCAACTACAACTGCTGGTGGTACATATAGTCTTTTCCTTGGAGATCCTTTAGAAGCATTTACTGATCGTACTTATAAGTTTGATCTTTCAGATGCTACTATGAGTGGTAGAGATTTTAAAATTTCTAGTACTGTCAATGGAATATGGGGTCCTGATGGTGTAATAGGTGGTGGTGATGATGGTGTTGAATATACTACTGGTAAGACCAGTGGTGGTACTGCTGGATCTGGTGGTGCATATATTCAGTATGACTGGACAGCAAGTACTGCTCTAGTTGTTATGTATTTTTATGATGGTGGATCAGGTACTGCTAGTAATGCTGATTATGGTGGTGCTGATAGATCTATCACAATGTCATCACAGTTTACCTATACTGATTTCTTTGTTTATGATATTAATGGTACTTGGGCTAATGCATCCGATTCATTTACACAAACAGCAACTACTTTTACAGTAACTGCTCAAACATCTGGTGCTTATGGTTATGTTCGTGATTATGATGGAACTACTCTGAAAGTAGTTAAAGGTCACAATTCTCCAGAGTTTGCTGGTAGTTTAACCTTTAAGGATGCACCACTCCTAGAAAACCTTTCTAGAAATACTGTTACTGTTAGCTCAGTTACTGTAGCTAGTGATGCACTTGAGGATGAGCATTATATTGTTAATGGTGTTACCAATGGCAATAATGAAGTAGATAGAATCACTTCATTAGTTGTTGGTCCTGGTGAGAGAATAGTTATTAATAGTACTACTGCTAATAACTCATTCAATCTCATTGGATTTGAGGATGCAAGCACAGCATTTATTGCTAGAGTCTTCGCAGCGATCTAATAAATAACCATATAGGAATAGCGTATACGTAATGTCACTAACTAGGTTAAAGAATATTATTACGTCCAGAACTGGACGTATTATCTACGTAAACCCTGACGATTTCGATGCTTCTGATGCAATTGATAACAGGGGTAACTCGGCATTACGTCCGTTTAAGAGTTTGCAACGTGCTTTCCTTGAGGTGGCACGATTTTCATATAGAGTCGGTTTAAGTAATGACGAATTTGACGCATTTTCAATTTACTTATATCCAGCAGTATATGAAATAGATAACAGACCTGGAGATATTCTTTATACAAACGTTGCACCTATTGATGAAAACTCTAACCTAGACTTAACATCTCCAAATAATGTACTCTACAAATACAATTCAATCGAAGGTGGTGTTATCGTACCTAGAGGTTGTTCTGTTGTTGGTAGTGACCTTAGAAGAACTAAAATAATTCCAAAGTATGTTCCTTATCCTACAACATACGCTGCTAAAGGTATAAACACAGAAGCACAAGTACCAGCAAGAACTGCAATCTTCAAAGTAACTGGTGGTACTTATTTCTGGCAATTCTCATTCTTTGATGGAGCAGAAGAAGGTGTATATTTCAAACCTGATAGTGTAGAAACATTACCACCTAAGTATTCACATCATAGACTTACATGTTTTGAGTTTGCTGATGGTTTAAATACATTATCACAACTTATTGCTAGTGGAACGGTTGCTAATGCGGATTATTCTGCTGTTCCAAATATTCTAGACAGAACAGACTTAGACATATATTATCAGAAGATATCTAAAGCATTTGCAACAATTCCTGATACATCTGGTGATCCTACAACTGACCAAATTCAGGCAAGGGTTGAGGAAAACAGAATTGTTGGTCCTATTTCTGATGAATATAAGGTATTACAAATAACAAGAAACGGACAGACTGCTACTGCTGTTACTGTTGATGAATTTGATAACCCAAGAGATCATGGATTCTCTGTTGGTGTTAACATTAACATCTCTGGAGTTACAGGTTCAACTGGACC